GGAGGCACCTACATCAAGACAGGAGCCGTGAAAGTTCAGGGCACTACCTCTGTATCCCATACGATGGAGCATGACCGGCCGGGACAAGCAGCTGACGCTCTCCACGAGCACCTTACAGGTGAGAGGATAGGCACTAAGCCGATTGACAGCTATCATGGGTTTGGAAGTCCTACGCCAACCAGGGCTGGCTGGTCTATGAAGGCGATTGATAGCAGCGGAGCCCATCACACCTTCAACATCAACTATCCCAAGTCAGTCCGCAACGAGGGTGAAGACACTATGGACACAAACCTCAGTGAGGAGCCCAGCGGAGAATCACCGGAGCAAGCAACCGGCATCCTGCGGCGGCTGCTGAACTATCTTACCAACGGCAACAACGCCGGTGCCTATGATCAGGCGAGTGCCGCGAGTCAAGCAGCCGATCAAGCCTCTCAGGAGGCCAATGAGGCAACGACTGACCTCATGGTTGATGATCCTGGAACTTGGAAACAGAAGGACAGGGACAACATCAGCCGTCTCCACTCGGCTGCCTCAATGGCTCACTCTAACGCAGCCATTGCTCATGACAATATCGGCAGCGCAGCCCAAGCAGCCCAGCACCGGATGATGGCGCAGGGTCACTCCGATATGAGTTATCGAGCGACACGCAACGCGCAGCTGGCAACTGTCTCTCAGGTTGGAAATGAGGAGTGGGCCTACAAGCCTGACCCCTCCCAAACGTCCACGTGGAAGCTCAACATCAGCGACAAGGCTCACGTTGCCGGAGCCGTAGCTGCCTTGGGCAAAGGATTCCGTGGCAACAAAGTCTCGATTCCGGCCGGTGACCTGGCAAAGGTCAAGGCCAAAGTCCGCTCAGCGTGGTTGAAGTTCAATCCCGATAAGTCTGAGCAGGATTTACCAAGTGTGATTGCTAACCAAGAATGCGAGGGAACTACCATGGGACTCTCTGAAGCCCAACGACAGTCAGCAGTTTCCTACCTTGTCACCAACTGCGATTGTTGGAAGGGCAAGGAGGAAGTCTTGAACAGCATGGATGACTCCGGCCTGGAGACTCTTCACATCTCCACGCAAAAACACTATGAGGAGATGGAGGCGGCCAAGACCAAGGCCAAGGAGCAGGAGCGAGTGGCCAACCAGCAGCAGAAGCCGATCAAGCTCACGATGGACCAGATGCCTGACGAGTTCAAGCAGCTGATGGACCTGGTCAACAACGGGCAGAAAAACCCCCTCATCCAAACACTCCTCGCCCAGAGCAAGGAGACGGATGCCAAACGGAAGGCTGACCTGCTGGCTGTGTACAACTCGCTCTCCATCGACCATCTGCGCATCCTTGTTGAACAGACCGGCGCAAAAGTGCCTGTGGCGAACTACTATGGTGGTGCGTCCGGTGCGGCTCCGGCTTACGTGCCGACCAAGGAGGAGCGTGAAGACATCTTGCCGGTTGCCAACATCGAGTTTGAAAATCCGGCCAACCGCAAGAAACAACGCCAGGCCAGCTAGTGCATTCCCTCTAACCAACACCCGACACTTCTACGGAGTTTGTCATGCACGGAAATCAACTTGTAGTGAACGAACAACCGCGTGGGCGGTGGATGGAGGGTATCATCAGTGGTACTCCCGTCCCAGGGACTTGTATGCAAATCAACGCTGCCACGGAGCCGGTTGCCGGCAAGTTCACGTGGGTGGCGTACAACGCTGGGGCTGACGGCAATCGAGCGTTGGTTGCTGTGCTTGGTCCCAAAGGTTCAAGCCTATTTGGGTACGGCATGTTGGATGTCTACGTGAGTGGGGAGGTAGGTCAAATTTACATCCCAGCTATCGGAGATGAACTCAACATGCTCGTGGCGGACGTGGCCGGCACGGCTGATACTCGTGCGATTGGTGATATCATGATCATCACCAACGGCACTGGAAAGCTCAAGGGAACAACTGGCACGCCGCAGTCGCAGCCGTTCATCGTCATGGAGACTACTCCGGCACCAACGGCCGACATCCTAGTTCAGTGCATGTACAACGGTTATTGATTCCCTTCCCTTCACCAACAACCACAACCTCAATTAGGAAAATCGACCATGTTCACTGATTTCATTTTGAACGGTGAAGGCCGTGGGAATTTCGGCCAAGCCTTGGATCGCATGGGTGAATTCCCAGGGTCAGGAGTGCGCTACGACACTGGGCTGCTCCGGCCGTACAACCTCAACGGTAGGTGTCATTACACTATCAACACCGGCCGCACGAAGTACAACAAGGAGACAGGCAAGGATGAGCCGGTGTTGGAGAATTGGCCGGCCACGGAGTTGATCGCCATGGGACTGCCTGTTGCGAATGCTACCCAGCTGTCCAAACAGTCCTGGACGTACCTGGACCAAGTCCTCCTGCGCGTTCAGCGCCAACGGCTGCGTGCTTGGGCTGATCTGGCCGGTGCCAACACGTTTGGTGGATTCGATGGGATGTCCAAACTGTCTCTGGAGTATGAAGCCATCAGTGATCCCGGTGATGCCAACGTGGATTTTGACGGCATCACGGAAGGACGGGGCGACGCTCCGCAATACTCGCTCCGCCAATTGCCGCTGCCGATCATCCATAGTGGGTTTTGGTATTCGGAGCGACGGCTTGCTGTCTCCCGCAACACCAACACTCCGCTGGATGACGTTTCAATGGAAGCAGCCACCCGGCGGTGCATGGAAGTCCTGGAGAAAACTACGATTGGAACCTTGGCCGGCATTACGGCTCCTGGCTCGCTCTTGGTTCCAGGTGTTGTCCCGCAAATTTATGGTTACACCAACTTCCCTCAGCGTGTAACCTACACTAGTGTGACTACACCTACCGGGAGCAATCCCAACGCCACGTTGGCGAACGTCCTGGCAATGCGTGATCTGCTCTACGCCCAGAACTTCTTTGGGCCGTATATGCTCTATCACAGTGCCGACTGGGATCAGTTCATGGACAACGATTACGTGTTCATACTGTCCTCCGGTGCGGCTGCTCCTTCACAAACGCTGCGCAATCGTATCCGTGAAATCGAGGACGTCATGGATGTGCGGCGGTTGGACTACTTCACGCCAGCGTTGAAGTATCAGCTGCTGCTAGTGCAAATGACCCCAGAAGTCTGCCGAGCGGTTGTCGGCATGCCGTTCAAGGTTATCCGCTGGGATTCTCTTGGCGGCCAGCAACACCACTTCAAGGTCATGGGCATCAACGTGCCCCAGCTACGCTACGATTACAAAGGCCAGTGCGGTATCTGCCACGGCACCACGTCCTAGTGTTTTTGCCTCGTTGTCTGTCTTCCTGCCTGCTCCGTCACGTATCACCGGCCACTCGATGCGTGGCGGAGCATTTACACTAAGATAGGAGAAAATTCAATGCCCTCAGTTGAACACAAGTCCGATAAGCCAGAGGCCACCACGGCTGCCGCTCCAACTCCAGACAAGCCTCAGAAGAAGCAGCGTGAGAAGGCATTCTTTCTGGTCAAAGAAGGCTCCCACGCTGAAGCACGTGAGGATGAGGAGGGTCAGCCCTACACGAAAATCTTCCAGAAGGGTGACATTGTCCACAGTCACTCCGATCTGCTGAAGCACAACTCTCTCGGCTCCGAGAAGTTCCAGAAGATGGAAGGCAGTGACCTCAAGGAATCGGAAGGCACCACCACAGCGGCTATGCAGGAGGCCAATCTTGCACGAGCCAAGGTGACCAAGCCGGAGGAAGCAAAACCGCAGGAGTAGCCTTATGCCGTCCGCAGAAGGCATTCGCAAAATCCAGACGGCATCTCGTGGGGCATTTCTCTCCGGCAAGCAGGCGGCTGCCTTCGGAGATGCCGTCCAACATTTTGAAATTCAAAAGGCACCTGTATTCTCCAACACTGAACAGGAATTTTATGCGAGCTATGACAAGGTAGCTCCCTACATTCGCAACGGAGACGGCATGTGGTATTCAGGAGCGTTGTACCACCCGCTGTCGTTTGTAATCAAAGTTGCGACAATGTCCAACGTCTCCCACTGCGGATATTTCGGCCGGTTGATGTATGGAGGCAAGGATGATGAAGGTCATGAGAAGTGGGATGTTGCGAATGGGACTAGTGGGAAGGGACTAGTCAGAATCCTGGATATCGTCGAGGGACAAGGAGGCAGGAATGTTGACGCTGGAGCGGAAATCAAGCGATATCCCGGCTGCTACTATTGGGCTCCGGTTCAGCGTGAGCGATATCCAGAGTTTGACGACCAAGCCTGCGTCCAGTTCATGCTGGACCTATATGGAACCAAGTATGGCTGGGCTGCTCTCTCCTATATGGCGTGTTGGCACGCTCCGATAGCCAGGGAGTTTACCTACCTACTGTTCCATAACGACATCGACAAGGCATTTGTTAACCAACCCCCATTTTGTTCAGACGCGATGACGATGGCGGCAATCGCAGGAGGTGTAAATCCAGTACCAGGCAGAGCATCGCAACTCGTTGCACCTGCCGACACGCATCAAAGTCTATTATGGCTACCTTCCAAGGTAGCACTCTACTAAACTCAGGAGACTCGACATGGTAACTACTCTCACAGCCTGGCTCGCTGCGAATCCAATTATTGGAGGATTGATAGCAATCTTCGCGGCCTATTTTCTCTACACCAACAAAGATAAAATTGCGGCACAACTCGGTGGCGGTACAACTCCAACCGCAATGACAGCCGCTGGGCCAACCGGCCTACCGTCCCTGAATCAGATTTTCACGGACATCTCCAATCAGCCGTTGTTCAAGGCTCTTGAAGTGGCTGGAGCCGATATCAAGTCAACCTTCCATATGTTCAACCTCAAGCTGATGCAGAATGACGTTGCCAAAATGCCAGAGGGAGATCAGAAGACAGCCTGTAGCGCAGCCATCGCTACATTGACGCAAATGGAAATGGAGATGGCACCTCTGTTCCCTTCTCCCCAGCCGGGCACGCCAGCCAAATCATAACCATCCCTCCTAACCAAATTACAAACGTCTGGAGAACGGTTATGAATCTCTCAACCCCCAATAAAATCTGTCTGGCTGCCTTGATCCTGATCGCGGTTTGGGTGTATACTCACCGCAGTGCTGAGGCTCCCGATACTCCATTCCCGAATGTGGATGGCCTCCACGTGCTGGCAGTCCACGATGTGCTCAAGGATGCTAGCCTGCCTCAAGGTCAGTTGGAAGCAATTCTGTCCCTCTCGGCTGCTGGTGCGGTCAACGATTTTCTTCAGAGCCACGCCGCACACGAGAAGTCCGGTGACTTAGCTGTGCGTGTCTTTGATGTGGATCAGAATGTAGACAACGAGCTAGCGGAGTGGAAACAGCAGTTCAGTAGCCCTGCCCAGCCAAGGACAAGTCTGCCCTGGTTAACAGTCAGTAACGGCAGGACTGGCTACGATGGTCCATTCCCCAAGGATGCAAATGCACTAATCACACTTTTGAAGAAGTATGGGGGATAGTATGGCTCGCAAACGAGAAGTCATCATCACCAATCATAACTGGTTGAACCACGTCTCTCCAGTGATTGACGGAGAGCAGAAGGCCACTGGCCTAATTCCTCGCAACTATCACAAGTATCCAGTGGGCTGCTTTGCTGAGGCTCCTGAGTTTTCTCTGCCTCTAATTCCAGAGGCTGAGTGGCAAGACAGACTGGATAGCCGAATCAAGAATCAGCAGCAATTGTCCGATGTGCGTATGCGTGGTATGAATGGTCAGATGATTCCCAGCCGGGATCAGAACGGCAAAGGTTATTGCTGGGCTCATAGTACAACCTCCGCTATGTTGATCAATCGTGCCGTAGCGGGATTGCCCTATGGTGACCTGAGTGCCTACGCAATTGCCTGCATTATCAAGAACTTCCAGGATGAAGGAGGCTTCGGTGCCCAAAGTATGGCGTTTGCCGCACAACGCGGGATTCCAACAGCACAGTTTTGGCCGCAACGCTCGATGGACCGTGCCAACGACAACCCCCAGACTTGGGCTGATGCGGCGTTACATAAGGAAACGAAGTTCATGGACCTACAGCCGAGTAACAAAGCGCAGCTAGTTACGTGTCTGCTGCTCGGTATCCCGGTAGTCAGTGACTTCAGCTGGTGGGGTCATAGCGTGTGTACGGTTGATCTAGTGTCTTTGGACCCATTCAGGACTCGCATCTGGAATAGCTGGGGAGACAAATGGAGTAACAACGGCATGGGCATTCTTGAGCAGGAGAAGGCAATCCCAGATGCGATGGTTGCGGCTCAGATAACGGAGGCAAGTGGCGCATGAGACTGCTATTGCTATTTCTGTTTCTGCTTTGGATTGCTTGGCTACTCCAGGGAGGTTGCGTTGTGGTGGCAACTCCGGCATCCCAGGAGGAAAAACCATTCCAATTTGTAACCACGGACACGGCTCAGATCGAGCAGCCTCAGCTGCCTGCGTCGCTCCCGGCCGTCCCTCCGCTTGACTATGCCTACTCCTCCGGTTTGACTACGGAGGACATCACCAAAATCCCTAGGCTGCCGCCGAATGTCCTGCGCTACCCTATGCCCACGGCTAAGGAGCCGGACAAGCGGATGACTAAGGATATGGTGCAGCCTACCGGGCATGTCTACGGCACACCGGAGGATGCTAGGCATGAGGCTAGTGCGGTCCACAAAGGAGTGCTGCTAGTCTTTACTGGACCTAGCTGTCCATTCTGCCGGGTATTTGAAAATAACGTCCTCCCGAAACCAGTGGTCAAGGACTACTTGAAGGACAACTTGGTGGTCGCCATAGTAGACTGCGACCAGCACCCCGATATCGCGGAAGCCTACCACATCACGCGCATCCCTAAGGCATTTGTGCTAACCTCTAACCTCGAAAATCCCAAACCAATTTTCCCGGTTCCACAAACTCAAGAACAGTTCTTGAGCGTTCTGAAGTCCCTTTGAATAGGAGAGTGGTCATGTTGAGAAAGTTCATAATGGCGGTTGTGACTATAGTGTTTTTGCTCTATCTGACTCAGCCTGCGTCGGCCTGGGGCCGGTTGTTCGGCGGTGGTTGCAGCGGAGGTGAGTACAGCGGTGGCTCCTCCGGTGGCGAGTACAGCGGTGGTTCCTCTGGCGGCTGGTATGGTGGTTCCAGCGGTGGCTACGGAGGAGGTTCCAACGGTGGAGTGTTTGGCGGTGGATTCCTACACCGACTATTCCACTGGCGTAATGGCGGTGGCTCTAGCGGAGCAGAATACACCTGCTCCACTTGTAACACTTGTACCTCCTGCGCTACAACTACTTGTGCTACTTGCTGTACTACAGAGCCGTCCTGTGCCGTCCAAGAGCCGAGTTGTGCTGCGCCTCCTGCCTGCGGAGTGCCAGCAGTCCAGGCTGCTCCTACGGCTCCGGCAATCCATGACCAGAATCAGAGCCAGCAGCCCCAGGAGCCTGCTTACAAGAGTGGCTACAGTTCACCGTGGAGTCCTCCTAGAGTAAATCCACTACTCACCGTGTCGCAGGCAAAATGAAGGAGCAGCACCATGGCTCTGCCTGTCCAAGATAAGAGACTTGAGACTGACGTGGAGAAGCTCGACACGGATGTCAATGCTGCTGATGCCGATTTGAAGGCTATTATCCAGACTCTGAATCTTCCAGAGGCAGGGCTGACAGGTAGCCAGATGATCGCCACGGCTATCACGGAATCATTCAAGAGCCTCTTTGAATTGATGCAGCCTGCTCCCGTAGTGCGTTTCAAGATCGGCCCAGTGACGGATCAAGCGGCTGGTTTCACCCCAGTGTTGACACCCCAATTCCAATCTTCACCAGAAGGAGATATCATGGCCGACCTAACCTTGAAAGACAACCAGGACTGTGTGCTCTCAGCATCTACAACCGGCAAGGACAAGAAGGGACAGAGCGTGCCTGTAACGCTCAGCGGGCAGAATTGGATGGTTGATAACAGCCAACTATTGACTCTGACTCCGGCTGCGGACGGCTCCTGCTCAATCTCCGCTGTTGGTCCTCTGGGCGACGCAACGATCAGTCTCACAGCGACCGATGACGCAGGTGATGCCGTGGGTGGCTCGATTGCCGTTCACATCCTGGCCTCTGCGGTCACCACGGTTGACATCAACGCGGCAACTCCGACCGACCAGCCCTAGTAGTTATGCGCTAGGAGTGAAAACACTAAGTCATGACTAGACCAAGGCACCCAGAGGTTATCAACCAGATCGAGATCAAAGGCAATCCTGCCTTCTCTGGGTTCGGTATCTATGAACGCTACTTTGCCCTGGGAGCGAAAGCCTGGGGCTGGGGGATTACCTTCTGGGTGCTTTGGTTTTTGGTAACCTATCAGTTTCCTTGGATGCAATCGGCCGGAGGCAGATGGAGTGCGGTTGCCGTGCTTCTAGGTCCAGTCATGCAGTCCATCATGCTCTGGATATCGAATAATCATCACAACTCGATTATGATTACCCAGGACAAGGATCATCACGTCAGGGCTGAATTAGTCAAAGGCAACAAGCACCGCTCTTTGGGAGAGAGCAGTGCCGACTAGCGAGAAAACACTATGACTTCAAAACCTCATAACCAGCATGGGCATCAGCCCAGTCATCCGCCAGCCCACAAAGAGGCTCCAGCAGAACATCCGGCTCATCAGGCCCATCACGAGACTCCAGCGAGCCATCCCCAGGATCAGACTGCCGAGACACCGGCCCACGCAGAGGCTCATGCGGCTCACCACGCTCCGTCTCATCCAGCTGCTCATGCCACGGCTCCGGCTCCGGCTCCAGTCGCTCCGCTCACCGATGGCGGTCTTGCGGGTCATCACTGGACTATCTACACGCTCCTGATGATCCAACTGGTTGGCATCGTGATCCTTGGTTTTGGCATTATGCCGGCTGTCCTGCATATGAGCCGTGGAATCGAGGAGCTACAAACCTCGATGGCAACGATGACTGTAACGCCAACCACTCCTCCAGTCCAGAAGAAATGAACGGCACGAGTCATGTCCAGTCGCAGAGTATCGTCCCAGTGCTCCTGGGTGCGGCTCAACTCGCACTCGTTGCCCTGGGAGTTGTATTGTGGTGGATGATTACTGCGATGGCGATGAAACTGGACTCGGCTAAGTCAGTGCTTGATCAGATGTCCGGCAGCGACCAGGCCCAAGTCAGGCAACTCAACGAGATTGAGCGCAAGTATGAGGAACTGGAACAGCGAGTCAGGATCATAGAGGAGAAACACTAATGCCTGGCGTAGTCGCAGTTACAACTGGCCGTGGTGTAAATCTGGAGACGGATATCAAGACAGGCTCTGGAGACGGAGATACTACGCCCTACTTCGGCAAGGGACTGATCCCTTGGACAGACGATGATGCTCCTGGCTCTAGCGGTAGTGGCAACGCAAATATCCACAATACGATTTTGTTCCAGAAGGCTCTGAACCTGATGGGCTATCAGATATTTGATCCGCTCTACATTCCGGCCAAGTCCTACTATCTGAGACCAGGACTTGTGATCAGCGGACTTGGCGGACGGATCAATACAGGCGGTGGCCTGATGTATCTGATGGCTGAAATTGACCGTGCCTACTATGCTGGACCGAATGGGCCACTGAAAAATGTGAGCCGTCTCCAGTTCACTGGTCCTGATACCGTCCCATGTATCGACTATCGAGGATTTGGCTGGTACATTGAGCCGTTGGTGCTCAACGGTTTTCAAGTCTCCGCTGAGGCTGACGTTGCAGCAGCAATCAACGGCACAGGCGTATTTGCCACCCGGCGTTCAGTTGGCCTCCAAGTCTCCTATTACAGCGGCAATCCGGCCGTAGGTAATCTGTGGTCAGGCGGGATGATTATGTTTGGATTCAAGAAGGGAGTTTACATTCCAGATGGTAGCAACAACCGGGATAGAATCTGCATGAAGCAGCTCACCGGAATCCTCTGCGACGTAGTGTTCCAGAACGATTTTAATCAGTCTGTGTTCGATTGGATCGGACGGCTGGAGGTGATTTATCCGTGTGACTATGCAGTTGTCTTCAACGCTGCTGGCGATATGCGGGTTGACTTCGGAGTTATGGAGGCATCAGCAACTACTCCTAGGTCGAATACCTTCTTGAAGGTCAACTCCAGTGGCCTCAACTCTCCTCGATTCAATGTTGACCATCTTGGGATAGACAACACGGCAATTCCCGGTTTCAAGGTGCTTGAGATTGGGACGGGAGCAAACAACTGCCTCATCCAAATGGGCTTATACATCGACAACAACCACGTTGGCTCCGGCTATTCGGATGATCCAATCGTCAAGCTACCGGCTGGCTGGAATGCCTCAACTCTGGCGTCTAACAAAATCACCATCCGTCTGGATGGCGTAGGAATGTCGCCAACAACCGCTGCTCTGTATCCTAGGTAGTCATGGCTGATATTACCTCCAACTTGACAGCCTGGTGGAAGCTAGAGGAAAACTCCACAGGTGCTACCGTCCTGGATTCGAGCGGCAATGGGATCAACGGGACTCCCAGTGGTTCACCGACCTACGCTGCTGGGCGCATCGGCAGCTACTGTCTAGGCTTCAACGGCTCTCAATACGTGAACTGTGGCAACTCAGCCCTGCTCCCGGCTGGGACTAGTCCAAGAACACTAGCAGCCTGGGGCAAGACAAACGTCATATCGCCTGGCTATGGCTGGATGGCTGCTTGGGGTACGGGAGCAACCGGCCAGGAGTTTGCGATTGGCCGGAATGGTTCCAGTTTTTGTGTCGCTCTGTGGGCTTATGAAATCGACTCGGCTGGTTGGGATACAACCAACTGGCACCATCTCTGTGCGACGTATGACGGGACAACGGTCAATCTCTACGTGGATGGAGTGCTCAACAATGGGACTGGAGCACTCACTGGGAGCTACAGCCTAGTCAGAGGTCAAACCTATATCGGCTGTACTGTGGGACCAAGTGAAGACTGGTTTGGTTACGTTGATGACGTGAGAATTTACAGCCGGTGTCTAGCAGCAGCCGATGTTCTGGCTCTCAAGAATTATCCGTTTAATCCGGCTTGGGCACGTAATGCAAACCAACTAGTGGGAGTGGAATAACCATGAAGAAGAATGTTGGCAGTCAAATAGTCGGAGCCCAGATGACCACTGCTGCTGATGGCACAAACTTCAGCGGTGCGGTGACTGTCTACTTCACTCTCGATAACGGCACACAGACAATCGGCTCCGTAGGTTCAGGAGCAGCCACGTCCAAAGGCAACGGCTATTACACATATGCTCCTACGGCCGGTGAAACCAACGGTGACCTCTGTGCCTATACCTTTGTCGGCACCGGAGCAATTACAGCCACGGTTCAGTATTCTACTCAGGCAGCCACCAGTGCGGCCGACATCCAGAATCGGCTGCCAGCTGCGCTCACGGCCAACGGAAATATCAAAGCCTCTGCGCAGGAGATTTTGACCACCACGTTGACGGAGACTTCGGCTGGCTATCTCTCGGCTGGATTCAAGAAGTTTTTTGATGTGGCTGTTCCTCAGTTGACTGTAGCCACATCTCCGGCCGGTATCGCCTCAGCTGTTTGGACCGATGCCGTCCCCGGCGACTTCACGGTGGCCACGAGTATTGGTCTGAGTCTCAAGACCACGGCTGCTCCAGGTAGTGCAAATGGACTAATAATTGATGGCTCTAACGCCGGCACAGTGACCTTCGCGGATGGACTCGTTATCAGCCGCACGACAGCCAACCAACCAGGCCTACAGGTTTCAGGCAACGGCAACGCCAACGGCGCATCCTTCTTCAGTGGGTCTGGATCAACAGGCAATGCGATTGGTGCAACTGCCCTATCTCTCAACGGCAAGGGAGCGAGTATTCAAGGTGCCGGGACAGGCTCAGGCTTGACGTTGATCGGCGGTGTTACATCTGGAAACGGTATGGATACATCTGGCGGTGGGACGGGAGCAGGCATGGTGATTAGCAGCGGTAGCGGAACTAGTGGGAATGCGCTGAACCTGTTTGCTAATTCCATAAACGGAATCGGTTTCAATATCGCTGGCAGTGGGACTGGAGACGCCATCCGGCTCTCGCCTGGACCAAGTGGAATCGGACTGAACGCCAGTACAATCAATGGCGGTATTACAGGCAACATTGTTGGCAATCTCTCCGGCTCCGTAGGCTCAGTCACCAACGTAGCAGCAATCGCTACAGCCGTCTGGCAAGACCTGACTGCTGGGAGTGACTTCGCAACCACTGGCTCCATCGGCAAGGCATTGACGACGGGTGGCTCATCTCCAACTGCTGCCCAAATTGCTACGGCCGTTTGGCAGGACACAGTTGGGACTGACTTTACAACGGTCGGTTCAATCGGCCAGAATCTCAAGACGAGTGGAAACACACCTGGGTCTGCCAGTGGTCATGGACTGGTCGGCAGCAACGTGGGGACTTGTACTGGCGTCGCAGGCAACTTGACTGGTAGCGTTGGTTCAATCGGAGTAGCGGGCATGGTGGCTCTGGCGACTCAAATTTGGGAGGACTTGCTGACTGGCGGTGACTTTGCTACGGCCGGGAGTATCGGCAAGTTGTTCAACGATAAGATCAACGGTACAAATACACTAGACACAATTACCACGGCCGTGAATGCTGTGTCTGGCTCTGTGCTCGCAGGCATGGAGTCCTCTGCGACGTTGATCAGTGATATCGCCAATGGAGTCTGGACGGATGCTGCTCCAGGAGACTTTACCGCAAGTGGCAGTATCGGCTTGAGTCTCAAGACAACCGGAGCACCTGGAGCGACTAGTGGATTAGCACTCGTTGGCAGCAACATGGGTACGGCCACGAGTGTGACTGGAGCCGTGGGCAGTGTGACGGGAAATGTTGGTGGCTCAGTTGCCTCCGTGACGGGAGCCGTAGGCTCAGTCAGCGGCAATGTAGCTGGAAATGTTAGCGGCAGTGTGGCCTCTGTTACAGGCGCAGTTGGCTCCGTGACGAGTCCAGTTACAGTCGCCTCTGGAACAGTCACTACGGTATCTGGTAACGTCAACGGCAACGTGAATGGCTCCGTAGGCTCTGTCTCCGGCGCAGTCGGTTCAATAACTACAGTTGCTAATATCGCTACAGCCGTCTGGACGGATGCGGTTGGGACCGACTTCACGGCTGCCAACTCGATTGGCAAGGACTTAAAGACAGGAGCCGTGCCAGGAGGTACGGGTGGAATTGCCCTCGTCGGCAGCAACGTGGGCTCTGCAACTAGCGTGACGGGCAGCGTAGGCTCCGTGGCCAGTCCCGTCTCCGTAGCCACCGGGACAATTACCACAGTCACTGGCAACGTGAACGGCTCCGTGGGCTCCGTAATAGGCAACGTCAACGGCTCCGTCTCGTCAGTTACGGGAGCCGTAGGCAGTGTCACCGGCTCCGTTGGCTCCGTAGCTGGGGCAGTGGCCTCCGTCACGGCTCCGGTCACCGTAGGCACTAATAACGACAAGCTAGGCTACTCACTCAATGTGACTCCTCCGACAGCTGCGCAGATTGCTACGGCCGTCTGGACCGACACTACCGGGAGCGATTTTACAACCATCAACTCGATTGGCAAGTCTCTGGGAGGAGCCTTCACGGCTCTCGGTACAAGCATCTTTACTGCGGGGGCTCTCCAATACGCTCCGGTGGGAACTGGAACTGGAGGTGGAGGTGGCGGAGCGAGTGCGGCTGAGATTGCTGCGGCCGTCTGGCAAGACACTTCAGACTTCTCAACCCCAGGCTCTATCGGAATGGACTTGAAGATCGGTCACAATCCAGGAGCAGCAGGTGGAATTGCGCTCGTCGGTAGCAACATGGGTACGGTAGCCAGTGTCACCGGCAACCTGGGCGGCAACGTAAATGGTAGTGTAAACTCTGTAGTCAATCCTACCTCCATTGCTGTGGCGACCAGAACAGAGATGGACTCCAACTCAGTTGGACTAGCGAGTGCTGCGGCTCAGGCATCCTCGGCAGCTGCCTCTGCTTCCAGTGCTGCTCTGGCTGCTACGGCCGGTGCCGCTAACACCAACAACCTACCCTCGATGATCGAGACAACTGGCACTCCGTCCTACAATCGGTTCAAGGCAAGCACCCTGGAGCGAGCACCTGGAGGAGTTATCAATGTGACGGGTGGCGGTGCGCTGCTTGCTACGGTGCCCCAAGCCTTCTATACTCCAGACCGATTCACGGAGATTACCCAAGGAGAATTGAAGACACTCGAATTTGTAGTTACAACAGAGGGTGTTTTCTCTAGCTCCTCCTTTAGCGATATCACGATCACGGTTCAAGATCCAGCAGGCAACCGCGTGATCTACGACAATACCAAAGTCAATCGCATTACGGAATCAACCAACCTCCAGGCGATGAGCGTCACGATGTCTACGGCAGACACAAATGGGCTCATCCCAGGAGTTATGAAAATCCAGATAGATATGGACAACCAGATTGCTCATTGCGACGCTGCTGTCAAGATAGTGTCTTCACTCTAATGCCACTTACAGACCCAACTCAGGTTCAGAACCTACTTCAGCTGGACTACGATGCGACTGAGGCGCCTGACCTCACGCTCTACATCAACGCAGCTGACTACTTGGTGAATGACCTCTGTACCAACAGCGGTTATGATACTCAGCGGTTGACGCTGTTGGAGACTCTACTGGCCTGCCATTTCTATCGCCACAAAGATCGGCAGACCATATCGGAGTCAATCTCAGGAGCAGTTTCAATTGCCTACGCTCGCACTGAGAATCTGTTCCTGGAAGGTAGCAAGTATGGTGAGTGGGCAATTGAACTCGATACGGCCGGGACACTTGCTGCCTACCAGAAGAAGCTAACTGAAGGTCAGCCCCAGGCTTCAATTATCTGGCTGGGGAATGGCTGTGACGATGATTGACGGGCAGGGAGTGACTGGCAGATGAGCCTACTCAAGAAAATCCGTAGACAGGACGCAGTGTATTGGGAGGCATTTGCCCAGAATCGGTCTGGTGAATATCTATTCCAACCAGGTATTGACGTCAAGGTGCGCTGGGAGGAGACATTTGGAATTGTCTACAACGCTCTGGGAGAGTCAGTGAACTTTACCAGCCGGATATTTGTTGACCGGGTAATGCCCAGAGGAAGTAAATTGCTCAAGGACTCAACCACTAGTGACCTGGATCAACTCGGCACTCCTGACCCCCTGGCCAGAAACATTAAACAGTTCAAGGATATCCCGCAAAAATCCCCAATCAAAGAGCATATCTTGATTGCTTACGTGTAATGGCACTAATCAGTTGCGAGTTGCGAGGAGCGAGACAGCTGGTGACTCAGCTCCAGAGGAGAGGAGTAGCAACATCAGCCGGTGTCGAGCGTGGAGTCATCAAGGCTGGCCTATTCCTTCAGAGACTCAGCCAGCAGATCGTCCCGATTGATACTGGCAATTTGCGAGCTAGTGCATTCACACGTAAGCAAGGGAGTGGCATGACTACGGTTGCCTGGGTCGGATACACAGCAGCCTATGCGATTTATGTTCACGAGCGATTGGAGCTCACGCATAAGCCAGGAAAACAGGCCAAATTCCTGGAGCAACCATTCCGAGAAAATCGCCAGAGGATCATAGATATAATCAAGGAGGAGGCAGCCAAGGATTCAACCAACACTGGACCCTCCGTGCCGTCTGTTTGATATGGTACTCGATGACTCTCCAGCAATGGTGCTCGCTACGTGGCTCCAGCAAGTGGCCATTGGAGTTGATCCATTGATTGGTGGAGCGACTGGCTGGCCGATTTTCGTTGACCAGGAGGCAGACCTACCCAATGAGGCACTGGCCGTCTACAATACGGCCGGAGTTGTCGATGGACGGATTCATAATACAGGTGAGACAATCGTTCACGAGGGCATTCAATTCTCCGCTCGCTCTGCTAGCCTCCTCCTGGCACGGCAGAAGATTGACGAGATAGCCTTGAAGGTTGATGCCCTAATCCAGACGCCAGTTACAGTCGGATCAAACCGCTATAACATCAACGCAATCAACAAGACTTCCGGCGTGTTGTATGCCGGTCCAGATTCTAAGACTAGGCAGAAATACACCCTCAACGCAACGGCAACTATTCAGGAGTTATAGCCACTTTCCACTAGGAGTTTACTATGTCCAGATTAGATGACGGATTTCCAACTACAATCGAGTTTGCCGGTGCTCCCGGTATCAAGCTGTATGAGAAAACCGTCAAGCCACCGGGATTCGATGGAGGTGGGCCGAACGACACCACCACCATGCGCAACATCAACTACCGCACAAAGGCTCCCAAGAAGCTATTGACGGTCACGCCGTCAACGGCCAAGTGTGCCTATGATCCGACTGTCTACAACACGCTGCGGACCCAGATGCAGATCAACCAGCAGATCACGTATACCTTCCCCAACGGCCAGACATGCGTGGCCTGGGGATGGATCGACAAGGTGGAGTTTGACGAGATCACGGAAGGCAAGCAGCCAGAGGCCACAGTCACTATCGAGCCCAGCAACCAGGACGCCACTGGAACAGAGACTATACTGACTGTCACTGGCACGTAGTCCAATCGCCCTGGTAGTCCAATCGCCCTAGTGGCCCATTTACCCTAGGAGGAAAATTGTATGATTGATTGGGAAGATGATCATGTAAATGCCGAGCACAACGGCCACGGCATTCTCAAATTCACTCTCACACGTGAGACAATACCATTCTTCATGGATGACAAGGAGGGAGTAGCGCAAGCCTATGTGCTCCGTGAGTTGGATGGTACGGAGCGTGACGGCTATCAATCGTGGCTCAAGCAGAAGGGAGCCGTCAAATTCAACACGGAGGGAAAACCAGTCATGGAGAATGCCACCGGAGTGATGGCAGAACTTCTTCAGCGTCACATCTGGACCGGCGTGCTGGATGACGATAAAATCCCTCAGTTCAAACAGGGAGTCAGTCAGAGGCTCCCGGTAGCAGATATCCAGGCTTGGCCGGCCAAAGTCCAGAATGCTCTGTTCAGAGAGGCAGCCACACTTTCTGGACTGGATGCTAGAGCAGAGGACAACGCAGCAAAAAACTGATTGCGGGCAGTGAGGAGGAAGCATGGTTCAGACTTGCTCTGCGTCTGGGCTATTCCGTAGCGAGACTCAAGGCTGAAACTACGTCCAGTGAGTTCTGTAAATGGCTAGTTGTACTCAAACGCGAGATGAACTGGCACTCCAAACTGGATTGGTACATGGCTGCGATAATGGCTACGATCAAAAATGCGTTTAGGGCAGAAAACACTAGTCCTCTCACTGCTCATGATTGCCTTCTGAAGAGCGACGATGAGCACGCAAAGGTACATCCCAGAATCCTGAGTGACGAGGAGTATCAGCGCAAGGCAGAGGCTGTCTCGCAAGTGGCGATAGAGATTATCAAGCAACGCTATGATCCAGAGCTAGTCAAGAGGAGCAAAGGGACTAAGAAGTGATTGGACTAGGCGCAGAACTAGCTGAACTGGTTGTTAAAATCGGCGCAGACGGTGCCGGATTTGTGGCTGGTCTGATTGGCGTTGAGAATAAGCTCATCGAGGTATCGCACCACGTGCTCCATCTGGGTGAGGCGATGACCTTGAGCTTGACGGCTCCGCTGGCTGGATTCGAGACAGCGTCAATCGTTGCCTTCACCAATTTTGATAACGCAATGGTGCGCTCTTCAACTACGTTTGCTGGGCTCTCGGCAGGTATGCAGCAGCAGATGGGCGACATGGCCAAGGCTCTCTCCGGTGAGACGGAGTTTTCAGCCACAGAGCTAGCCGCAACCTTCCGAGACTTAGGCCAGGCCCAGATGTCTCCGGCTGAAGCAATGAAGTCACTCCAGCAGAATGCCGCGTTTGCTACGGCCGGCATGGAGGAGATTGGCCAGGCGACTAAGCAGATCATCGATGTCCAGGGTGCATTAGGACTACGCAGCCAGAGTGTCTCGGAGGACTTAGCAAACCAGGCCCATATCGAGGATGTGCTTACCAAGGCAACGCTGATATCGCATACCTCTGTGGAATCCCTCTCAGGCGCATTGACCTCCCGGCTTGGGCCGGTGCTCCGCTCGCTACATGTCCCACTTGAGGATGCTGTAGGTGTATTAACACTATTTGCTCGACAAGGCCAGAGTGTGGAGCAGACCGGAGCCAGACTGACGCTCATGCTCCAACAACTCCAACGTGGTGCGCTCCAGAACAAGGAAGTGTTCGACAAACTGCTTGGACCAGGAGCCGTGTTTGATCAGGCCGGGAAAATCCGGCCGTTGGTTGATATCTTCGCTAGCCTTGATCATGCTCTAGCTGGAGCGAGTGACCAGCAGAAGGCAGTCATCCTCACCCAGCTAGGATTCCAAGGACGGATGCAGGCCACTGTTACGGCATTGCTAGGGCAATCCGACGCACTGAAGAAGCTACAGAATGAATTGAAAAACTCCCAGGGCACTACGGAGCAGGTAGCGGATGTAATTGAGAATACATTCGGAGCCCAATTGGAACACCTCGAACACCGTATCAAGAATGTAGGGATTGCGATTGGGGAGATGCTAGTGCCCTATATGAAAATGCTCGTGTCCTGGATTGATACGGCGATTGGCTGGTGGAATGACCTCTCAGCCAGTACTCAGAGATTCATTATCGGAGCAGCTGCGATCGCAACTGTAGTTGGTCCAGGCTTAGTCCTCCTGTCTGGACTTGGTACGGTGATTGGCGTTGCCTTTGGGGTAGTAGTCGCTGTGCTCGGTGCTCTGTTTAGTCCAATTGGACTAGTTATTGCCGGAGTCACTAGCATCCTGCTCGTTGTGGTAGGTCCAAAGGGACTAGCTGAGGCATTCACCTATCTGGGGAGCATTATCAATACGGTATTCAATGTCATATATGGATTTTTCTATAACTTCAAGGAGAATGTTGTTGTCCTGACCTATTGGGCAATGGACGTATGGAATACAACTTGGACCTACATTGAGACACTTGTTCTGAACACGATGAACGTGATCATTGATATAGTGAATAAAGCCTATAAGCGCATTTTCTCAACTGACCTCCAGGGATGGTTGGAGTGGGCCGCTAAGCTACTCGGAGCGAGCGATTTTGCTGCCTACATAAAGTCAGTCGCAGAGATTCAAGGCATGGCTAGTTCAATGGCACTACCGGGTGAAGCAGGAGGCATCACGGCTCCCAAACTGAATTTGGGTGTCCCAACGGTAGGAGCCGGAGAGCAGGGCAAAGAAGGCAAGTTCAATATCGACACCTCTGGACTTAATGATTTTGTTCAGGGATTTACTGGACCGGACGGAGCACTGGAGGGATTCAATACGCTCGGCAAGTCAATGAAGCAGGACTTTTCAGCAACAACGCTCGGCACAGCGGAGGAGTACAAGGCACGAGTCCAAGGCCAAGGACCAGAAACAATTGCTCGCTCTGCTCTGGATGTCGCCAAACTCTCGCTCACGGAACAAAAGCAATTCAATACCGGGATCAATAACATGACAGAGGCTGTAAAGGCTCTTGGCCTAGCCTCTGGACTCTTGCCTGCTAACCTGACATCCTAGTATCACCATGGCTCGCAATACAACTGACTTCACGATTATGAGTTGCGTGTATAACGAACACAGCCGTGTAGGCACCTACGGAGAGGATGCCAAGGGAGCCTACCGTGTTGAGTGGATTGTTGTAGTGCGGGACAATACAGCCGAGAAAGTTGGAGCACATCCAATCGGGATCATCGAGCGGTGTAACGGAGACGTCACTGGAACAGCTGATAACATTACTGACCCAGTACCAGTCTGGGGAGCCTCTTATGTATTCCTGGATTCTGGGGACTTAGGCTCATTTTGTCAGAGTATCACCGCAGAGCAGGTGGACAAGGCAGATCAAAACGTCTGGAAGGTCACGGCCGATTATCGTCCACCCAAGAGGGGATCAAGCCAGCAGAGAATTCAAGAGAAGAACCCTCTGTCATGGCCACCGGAAGTCTCCGTCAAGTGGAACTCTCAAGACAAACCGATTGAGCAAGCCTATTGCTACTCGGACATGCCCCAAGTTCATCGCGGTGTGGGCAGCGACCGGGCAGAGCCTGGACCGATTATGAACGCGGTTGGTCAACAAACGATTGACCCGCAGATGAAAACCGTCTATCACCCGATACTGACGATCAAGAGAAACTACGCCAGCTGGACTACTGCAATTACACTAAACAACACCTACCAAGGAACTACCAACAACGATGTCTTCCTTGGAGGTCCAGCCAGATGCTTCAAATTCCTAGTGGCCGAGAGTGAAGCACTTCAGCAGAAGCAAGTTGAGGGAGTAGGGCTGGTCAACTACTATCCAACCACAATCCAGATTGAGTTCAAGTCCGATACCTGGGACTTGCTCGTGCTGAATAATGGACTAGTGTGTTTCCAGAAGAAGCTATTTGGGAGCACCTTCTTGTACGTGAAGAAGGATGGCACCTCTGTCAATCCTGGAGATCAACTCGGATTATTCCCTTGCCAGATACCCCAATCGGCTAGCAATCCAACACCCGTGGACGCCAGTGACCCGGTGAACCTCGATCTGGACGGCACGCAATTGTACTCCATATATGGTAGTTCCTACTACGGGACACCCATGGCAACTCATATCACCTATCGCTACCTGACTGAGGTAGATTATTCACCCTTTGCAACTGGACTTCCTCCGTGATATGGCTCTTGGCGAACAACTCTACGGCCTGACTGAATCCGATCAGACTACACTGCGTGAAGTTATCTCTGTAGTCCACGGCAAACCGCGTGTCGCTCCTCCTCCGTGGAAACGCAGACGGCCGGGACAAGGAGGAGTTGGAGGCAGCACGATAGTTGCCGGTGTCTCCGGTAGCTTCCTGATTGCGCTGGGAAGAATCCCACCGGCTGTCCGGCAGGACTTTGTTGACCTCCCAGCCAACGTCAAAGCCTACATGCTGTCCTCGAATCCAGACCTGACCGACAGTACCCTCTGTTGGATACTCGGAGTAGGCCAGGGGTGTACATGTAGTGTAGTTACGGGAGACGTCAGCGGTACAGGCACTGGCACTGGAGCCGGCACCGGCACCGGGATTATCGGCGGCACTGGGACTGGAGAACCAAACTTGTATTGTATCCCCAACATCGACAGTGGACAGGTCACGCTCGTCAATGGTGCGCGTCTCTCGATAGGCACCGGCAAGCTACTCCAGGGCAAGCAGCTACCGGGAGGACTAGCAGGACAACCGGCATACATCGTTGACGTGTCGCCTTGCTAGTATGAAACGCGATGATCCCAACGGCTGTGATTGCTGCGTGATCCTAGGCTTCATTAGCTGGGAGGGAATTTATGCTTGGACTACTGATACTGTCCCTCCTTGGTTTGACATTGGGGGTGTATTTACACTACTCGCAGGCAGCACGCCATATCGAGGAGCAACGACAAGTGGACAACTCCCACCGGACAAATTCTTAGGCTTTGATGTAGGTCACAACTCATTGATTTGCCAGTTCACGCATGCCGAGACGGCCCATGATGCGGGCATTGTCCGGTTTGAACTCGACAAGGCCGGAGCGACTAGTGCATGGACACTACTGCGTACCCAGACAAGCCTGGCTACTCTGCTTGCTGGCCATACTAGTACAACCACTAGTCTGGATGTTACCGTCTCACCAACTCCAGTCACTACTACATCAACAGTTCACTTCAATTTCATCTCCTACTATGAAGGTGTGCTCTACGGCACGCTGGGCAACACCGACTATCCAGGCACTGCCGGCTTAATGGATAACTCTCCAGTCTGGCCGATGGCTCCAGGAGGTTTGGATTTTGGATATGGCCACACAGGTTGGGGAGGCTCAGATACAAACACTGCCATTATCAATTCAGGAGGATCAGGTGACCCTCCAGGTCCACCGGGAACAGTTGTCCAAACTGTACCTAGAGAGAGCGGAGCACTGGTTGAACAATCGAGTAGCTCACTTGGCGGGTGGAGATTTGGCGTGATCCTCGATCAACTCGCCCAAGACTACAGTGAGGTCATTACCGTGTATGTAGAACACGCTGTCTATGGAGGAACAGCCTTCGCTGGGAGTTGGGATACAATTGGTATCTTAACAGGTGATCATGCGGTGAGCTTCTTCGAGAACGGCAGCCCAAGTATGGATTGTACCCGTATAACTCACCCAGACTTCTTTGAGGTGGGTTCTTATCCTTATGTTGAGCCTCCGGCCTATCCACCCGCATCGAGTCCTCAGACCTATTCAGCAACTCCAAGCAGTAACAGTTATAGCCTAGCTTGGAGAAGTGGTTCAACAACCTACTTCGCAATTGACTATGCCCCGGTGTCTGGATGGACTCGTGCCCATTGGAGCGCTCCAACCGATAGCATCCAGTCCGCAACTGTTAGTCATCTTTGTAAGGCTCCTAATCTTGGTGGAGTGTTCTTTGGAGTTGGTGTAAATGGAACTGTACCAACTAGTAGGAATCCACTACAGTGGAGTGGGCTCTACTTTACTTCAGGAGGAGCCGCAACTGAGATTCTGTTTGATGATCCGGTTCAGACGGGCACGCTCACGATTACTGACCCTTGGCAGGAGTATCCCCACAGTGGAATCCTGGAAGTGGATGATCCAACTACAGGTGATATCTCCTATCGGTTGTTTCTCAATTTGGATGCTAGTGCGCTGACAGATATCACAACGGCCGTAGCCACCGATGTCAGCGTGATGGTAATCCTGAATGACTCTCCTTCCGAGTCAGTTTCTGTAGTCCAGGACATTACCTATGGTGACCAGATTGTCATCAACATCAATCTCACTGGAGGCCATAATACACTAGCTGACCTCTTGACCCTCCTGACTGCGAACCACGTCAAGTATCGGCTCATGGACTCCTCTGCGATTCCAAGCCTAGTCCTGCTCAGAACAATTACAACAACTGATAGTTACAACGTGTTCTCGTTAGTCGCTGTGGTGACTAGTATCAATCTGGATATAACCTTCTACCATCGAGCGATTGACCCATTGACCCACGCTGATTACGGAGTATTCACCGTCAACATCCATGACGTGAGCACCGCTGAGGTAGATTTCAACTACACAACTGGAGTCATGGATTTGTACTATGCTCTCCCGGTAATCCTCAGCACCTGGGCCAATGGATTGACCACAGCTACTGTTGGAGATGCTACTGGGTTTGTCTCGCTGGCGATATCGGCCGGCCAAGCAGCCTCTGCTCCCTACAACTGGATTACCATAACGGAGACAGGCTCTGGCTCTCTCGCATTTGCCGGCGTCAATCCTCAGAATCAGTTTGTGAACTTCATCTGCGACGATGCTACGAGTGACACTTATATCCTTTGGGCTCGTTATACTCCAATGCCGGCTCCAGGCGGTGGTTATACACTAATTGGAAATGCTATCTCTTGGATGCACGAGACACCTGGGGGTGATTACACCTACGTCTCCTCGTGGAAGGATTTGCCTAATGCGAACCTCTCAACTGGATGGTTATATCCACACATGGGCTCTTACAGATTTGATATTCCCTTTATCGCTATTCCAATGCAGGACACAGGCTAGCCTATGAAATTTGCTTACGGCATAACAACAGTACCAGAGCGCAGATTTAGAGAACTTCCAAACACAATCCAGTCCCTCTCCGTAGCTGGATTCGATGAACCGATTCTGTTCATAGACGGGATTGCTCATGATTCAACCAATTTGGACTACGATCAACTTGGCCTTCAACTTATCTTCAGAGGCTCCCGTGTGGGAGGCTACGCCAACTGGGTTTTGGGCTTAGTGGAATTGTACCTACGGAATCCAACAGCCGATAGGTTTGTGATGTTCGAGGATGACTTGCTTGCTTGTATCCACTTACACCGCTACCTGGAAGGCTGCGCATACAAGGAGATGGCCTATTACAACCTCCTGACTCACAATCAGTACATACAGATCATCCAGGCAGTGCCTGAGGGGTGGTTTCCCTCCGGCCAGCGTGGACTAGGTGCAGTTGGACTAATGTTCGATAATCAGACCGCAAGTCAACTCCTGGCCTATGACTTGCTGCTCAAGAACTGTACCACTTGTAATCGGCCACGCTCGATTGACGGAGCGATTTGTAATGCACTCAGCCGAGTAGGCATCAAGGAGTATGTCCACTGGCCAAGTCTCCTTCAGCACACCGGCATCGAGAGCACCCAGGGTCATAACTACGGCACTGTTGGTTCCTTCAATCCTGAATTTGATCCGTTGACTTTCCTACCCGGCAACGATTACTCCAAGACAGGAGATAAACCAGGTGAACCAGCGAGAGTGTCTTGAGCAGATGGTTGCTCCAGGCGATATCCGGCCGGGCATCTGGCGTGGCGGGATTCTCCAGATTCATATCACACGTGCCTGCGACATGGCGTGCTTTGGCTGTACTCAGGGCAGTAACCTACGCGGCAAACCCGTCCTGATTACGGTTGAAGATTTTGAACGTGCTTGCCAGAGCCTGGTTGGCTATTTCGGAGTTGTTGGTATCTTCGGCGGCAATCCTGCGATCCATCCCCAGTTCACTGAGATTTGCCAGATTCTTCAGAGATACTTCCCTAAGCAGCAGCGTGGACTCTGGTGTAATCATCCGCTGGGCAAGGCAGCTATTATGCGCGAGACGTTCAACCCAGCGTATAGCAACCTGAACGTCCATCTCAACCGGGAGGCTTATGAGGAGTTCAAACTGGACTGGCCAGAGGCTAGAGTGTTTGGACTAACCCAGGAAAGCTACCACTCACCGCCATTTGTGGCCATGCAGGATGTAGAGCCTGACGAGTCCAAACGCTGGGAGATGATTTCAACTTGTGACGTCAACCAACGCTGGTCAGCGATGCTCTGCTCCATTCCTCATCGAGGACTACGTGGCTACTTCTGCGAGCTAGCAGGAGCCCAGGCTATGCTCCACGCCAATGATCCGGCCTGGCCTGACTTGGGAGTTGTACCGCTACCGGGATGGTGGCAGGCTCCAATGGACTCCTACCGGGAGCAAGTTCAATTCTATTGCCACCGTTGTGGGATGCCTTTGCGGCGGCAAGGTCAGGCTGCTACAGCCGGAGAGCAGGAGGAAGTCTCAGCAACTCACGCCGATATCTACAAGGCCAAGGACGGCAAACGGCCGGTCAAGCTAGTAGAAAATTACCAGGCGAGACAAGTTGCTCACGTCACGGATTATCTTCAGAGCGGTCAGAGCACAGGAGGACCAGCATGGTAATTGACGGCATCACGTGCTGTGTCGGGCAGACCTACGTTGGTTATCTGAAGAAGTCTATTGGCACTTGGTACGCTACTCTGAATTCAATTACAATCGTCACGGATGCCCGCACGGCTCCTGACCTCCATCAACTAGCCAGACTGGTTGATAAGCAAAATGTGAAGGTGATCATCTCCGATCTGTTCTATCGCTACGGAGCATTTTTCAATAAGGCAGCTGGACTCTGTAGTGCCTACTATCACGCCAGTCCTACAGACTGGGTGCTGCATTTCGATAGTGATATTGTGCCTCCGCTCGATTGGCGCACAAAGACACTACCCCAGATAGCACCTGGGAATTTGTACGGTGCTTTCCGGTTCTCAGGAGATGGCCAGATATTGGATGAGCACCCGCTATTTCCATATGGATATTTTCACCTGTGGTCGGTGCGTCACCCAACAACTTGGCGTTGGCCTCTGTTCGAGGTTCACCACCCACACGCAGGAAACTATGATGCCAACTTTGCCGAACTATGGAGCCGTCCCTGCCGGATGGACTTGGGGTTTGAACTACTCCATCAAGGAGTCTGCCGGCAGAACTGGTTCTCTGGGAATGAGGGCATGCGCAGCCTACTCGATCAAGGCTTGTTGAATACCCGGCTGAAGGCCAAACGCGGAGAGGGGATTCTCAAACTACCTGCGCCACAACTCCAAGTCCGATTCCATAGGGGAAGTGTTGAGTGGGTATTAGAAGTTCTCAAGGCATGTGCTGCCTCTGGACCATTCCTAGTTGAGGCTAGGGCATTTGACCCTAGTGAGCCGTTTGCTGGTCTATTACTTTCAGAGGTCACCGGCCCAGAAGAAGTACGCAAACAGATTGCCCAGGGATTGGAGAGAAATGTTTCAGGTTATCCAGTCTGAAGAAATCAACTACCGTTGTGACTTTACTCTACTCTGTAACCAACGCAAGGTTCAGGTTGCCGTGGAGGTAGGTACAGATC